ATAACCCCATCTCCTTCAATGCCGCTTGCAGTCCAGCCAAGCCGCCGACACGCTGGCCTTCGATAAAAATCTGTGGCATCTGCCGCACTTCAGGGTGAGCCTTGAGCATCTTCTCAAACTCAAACTCATCCGTCTGGTCGTGCATCTCGATGTACCCCAGCCCTTTGCTTGCCAGCAGGTTCTTGGCCGTCGTGCAATTTGGACAGCCGTGCTTGGTGTAGATAACGACGTTCATTTGATCTCCTTGATGTAGGCCGTCAACCGCCTGACCTGTGTCTCGCGGTACTTGCACATGGAGTCGGCGTATTCACGGGCGGTCTGGGCTTGCAGCAGCCTGCGCTTGCTGTCCTCCAGTTCGCGCAACGCCAGCTCCTCAGCGGTTGGGGTTGTCCACAGCTTCTTTAGTTGCTCAAACATTACAGTTACTCCGTTGGTTGATGTGACACAAGTGTATCACACATTTTTGGACATGCGGTATTCTTTTATGGCGTTGCGTAACCCGGCCTGCGTGGTGGCCTTGTCGTCAAGTGCCAGCGCCTGCGCTTGGTCAAGTGTGGCTTGGCACATGATGCGGTGACAGATCACCGGCACCCCCTGACCCTGACGGCGCACACGGGCGTTGAACTGCTCGTACAAGTCGAGTGACCAGTTGAGGCCATACCACACGAGGATGTGCCCGTTCTTCTGAAGGCCGTCAATACCGTGACCCATTGATGCAGGGTGGCCGATCATCAGGGCGCAGTCACCCGTCTTCCACCGGTGCATCGCATTGGTCAGAGATGTCTCGCTCTTACACTCGGTCAGGTTAATCGGGTCAAGGTGCTTGAACTTCTCCATAATCCGTGCAGCGTCAGACCTGTAGGCATAGGCGCACAGCACAGGCGAGCCTTGGGCCTCGTCGAGGATGTCCTCAAGGGCATCAAGCTTCAGGTCATGCACGGGTTCCCACAGCGGCATCCCGGCCACAGGGTACATGGCGCCGTTGGAGAACTGGAGGCACTTGTTGGTCAGTGACGCTTGGTTAAACGCCTCGACCTCTTTGCCGCTGTCCAGCACCAAGAAGAACTCACGCTCCATCTTCTCGTACCTTGTCCGCAGATCATCGGGCATCTCGATCTCGATGTCGTTGACCATCAGGTCGGGCAAAGGGTTGTAGTCCTCTGCTGACATCTCCAGCGTGATGTCACCGATCAGCTTCTTGATGATGTCCTCGGTGTCGTCATACGGCACCTCTTTGTACGGCCCCACCTTGCGGTAGAACCGGGTCTTGAACTGAGTCTTGCTGGTGCCCAGACGCTCACCACGGTCCACCACGAGGAACTGACCATGCAGGTCTTTGTACCCGTTGCTGGCCGGGGTACCCGTCAAGCCTGTCGCCCAGTCGAACTTGTCAGCGATCTTGCGAAACGCCTTGACCCGGTTCGTGGCGCTGTTCTTCATCTTGCTGATCTCGTCCCAGATGATCCCGTTAAACGGCATCGGGCGATCCTTCTTAACAAAGTAGGTCTGCAATGTCTCAGAAAGCCAACCGAGGTTTTCATAATTGATCATGTAGACATCAGCAGGGCGCAGTAAGGCGCGGGTGCGCTGGTCCTTGGTGCCCGTGATCATGCTGAACTTCAGGTGCTTGGTGTGCTCCCACTTCGCAGCCTCTTGGCGCCACACGAGTCGGATGACCCTGATGGGGGCCACGATGATCACGCCTTTAAGGAACTGGCTGCGGATCAGGTGGGCCAAGCTGGTCAGCGTGATGACGGTCTTGCCCAGTCCCATGTCCAGCCACAGCATCGAGTGTGGGTGGGTGCATTGGAAGTTGACAGCCTTTTGCTGGTAGCCGTGGAGCAAGTCAGGTGTCAGCATCCCATCACCATTACATCAATCATTGTTTTACCTTCACTTACGTTGTCAATTACAAATACATTTACTTTGTGTTCTCGGAGCCGGGTGTGTTCCCTTTGTTGAGCAGGTGTTGGTTTCTTTCCTTCAGCTTTAAATTCACAGAACCACACAACTCCATCTTGTCGGATGAACATACGATCAGGCACAGCAGCCCGTGCGGGGCTGGTGAACTTGTAAGCAAGCACACCCTTTGATTTGGCGTACTCGCAGACTCTGGCTTCAATTTCCTTTTCCAGCATTGCGGTTCTCCAATTCGATCAGCAACTCGATGTAGTGCTTGGCCTTCTCAAGATCAGCGATGCCGTTTTTCTTGCGCCAGCGTGACACGTACTTGATTACGTTGCCCTCGAAGTAGCCAATTGCGTTGGCGTAGATGAACTCGACTGGCTGGATCGGCAAGTCCTTGTAGTGGTTACCGGCAACTTGTTTAGCCAGTGCGTCAAACGCTTCTTCTTCCTCAAGTGTCACTTTAAGCTCAGACATAGTTTCTCCACTTCTCTTACGTAGTAGTCAAAATCCACTGGCAACTTGCCAGCATCCCGAATGTCGTTGCAGGGCTGAACGCCCCACCCAGACTCCACACCAATCTTGCGCCACTCGTTTGGCTTCTTGGCAAGCGGTGGCATCCACTTGAACAGGTGTCCACCACCCTTGGCGATGTAGTAGCGCGTGATGTTTTGCAACGCTGTGGTCACTTCGTCACGCTCGATTGCCAAACGACTCGACCGTGGCACCTTGGTACGCAGCATGAAGTCCATGATGTCGGGCCAGTTCTCAATAGTCTCGCGGATAGGCGCACCCTCGACCAGCACCTTCTCGGCCACCTTGGCAATCACCAAGCCACCGTGGTTCTGGCTCCAGTCCATGTCGTACTCATACGCACCCTTGCGCTTGGTGTTACCGTTCTCGAACACAGCGATGTAGTTGTTCACATCGCGGATCATCATGGACTTGTAAACCGCTTCCTCAAGAGTGAGATTGGTGCGCGACTCCCATGCTGCCCGAGCCGTGTCCACCAGCCACTTGTTGGCCCGTGGCACTCGCACCGTCAGGCCATCGGTGTTCACTTGGATCAGCTTGAGGCCGTCGATGTGCATCAACCCTTCGGCCAATACGCACAGCAGTAGTTGACCGTTGAGCGTGATGGTCATGGTGTACAGCGGGTCGTAGAACACAGAGAACTGGTTGTTGCTGTCACCGTACACACCGTTGAGCGCCAGCTTGAGCATGGCGCTCTCAGCGGACTTCTTGGGGTACGACTTGCGCTGCTCGTACAGGTTCTTGTAAATGTGGCAAAACGACTGGCCCAAGTGAGCAGGGTAAAAGCCGTTGGCGATTGCTAGGTTCGGGTAGTACGAGGCAACGTCAAGGTCAACGATGACAAACTCGTCATCGGACTCGATCACCTCAGACTCCACCGAGCCGTGGATACCGCCAAGACCAAAGACAAAATCAAACCCGTTGACTCGGGCGATAACGTCCTCAAACACGCCCTTGGTTTCAGTGATCGTTTGGTCTTTGAGCCAGTTGAGCACTCGGGTCAACTCGGCGTTCTCAAACGCGATCCACGGCAAGATGGCATCCTTCAACTGGATCACCGGGCGCTTGGTCTGCCGTGGTGTGCGACCCTTGGGGCCAAAGTCGTACAGGGCAACACCGGCTTCTTCGAGCTTGAGTGCGAAGAACTCTTTGCCGATCTTGGTGTCGTTAAAGTTGAGCCAGTCCTTGCCGGGGTACATGGCGCACATCTTCTCGCGGAAAGCAATCATGTCGGTGGTGTGCTGGTAGAACACCTTGGTCTGCGCCACATCGTGCGCGTTGTACTGCTTAAGCACTTCGATCTGCTCGGCGTTAAGCATGGTGCCCACGGGAAACGGCAAGTCCTCGATGCTATCGGAGCGCATGTTGAACTCCAGCACCTTGAGACTGGTGGCCCGAGCTTTGTTGTCAAAGTGGTGAATCTTGAATAGGTCGATCTGCTCGACCAACCTGTCTGTCGGTTTGACTTGGTGCATCCAACGGCTCTCGTCACCATCTTGTGCGGTGATGATTGCCATCGCTTTGTTGTACAGGGTTTGGGCATCGCTGTGGCCCATTTGCATCAGCGTATGCACGACGGGGTAGTCGAACCCCAAGTTGTTATACCCGACCATTCGGGCTTTCGTATCCGAGAGATAGCGTAGAAACTCAATGATCTCTTTGGAGTCGTTACGCTGGCTGCTGATTTCAAAAGACCAGCGTAGCGGCGCCTCTGCATGCTCCACCGCCAGCGTGAAGACGTTGGGGTAGGTTTCGATGTCGTATACATAGTCATTGTTCATCATCAACCATCGTTTCGTAGAGTTCGCATGATTCCGAACAACCGCCGTCCGCATACATGTCAATTGTTGGCGCCAAGCGCACGGTTGATTCTTCTGCCATCTTGCGAAGCATTGGCACACTGGTGCGGCCACGGAAGAACACGCGATCCAAAGCATCGTCATATTTTTGGAACTCAGCACCCACGCGACCGTACTGCTGCTCCATACGCTCAAAGAAATCAAACTGCCTTGGGTCTTCTTGGTGAAGTTGTATGAGTTTCTTAAAGCTCTTTTTCCAGCATGTTTTGCAATTACCCTGATGCTCTTGCAATTGAAGATCGAACTGCTGGTCTTCCCACCAGTCAAGAACATCTTGTTTGTCAGACGGGAACCAATCGACCAATGGGTAAACAACCCTGCGGGTTTTGTCATCTTTTACTCGGCGCACTTCATCAGTGCGGATTCCGATTGCCAACTCATAGTCCCACTTGTTCCACCCGATCTCCCGCATGTACGACTCGATGGGGTATCGTTTTAAATTACGGGTGCATTGAGGGGCTTGCTGATTGGTGATGCCGTACTTTTGAATCATTTGTTCAAACGGTTCACCGTTGCGCGAAGCAGTAAAAAACGTCACCTCTCTGTGCCGAATACCTTGATTCTTCTCAGGGTTGGTCACAGCTTCAATCCATACGGTGTTGAAGTTAAAAAACACATCGCACCGAAATACAAACTCAAGGGTTTGTTCGTTTTCAAAACCAGTGTTCGCAAACACAACCTTGATGTCGTACTTATCCGAATAGTTGTCGATGATGTGCTTGGTCATGTAACCAGAAGTACGACCACCGCTAAACGAGATCAGGAGTTTTTGCTTTGACATTACAGATTACTCAAATAGGTGGGGGTGGCCGGTGCTGATCTCCGGCTTATCTAGTTGCTCCGTGTAAGCAGGTAGAGTCGCCCGCTTGCTTCCAAAACACCACGCGCATCAGCCTGCGCATTCACCCCCGATTCAGTTACTGACCGCCCAAGAAGGAGGGCAGGCCCGGTTGTGCAAACGGTGCGGCAGGCATGGCTGGGTACGGATTGCCGAAACCACCACCGGGGGTAGCTTGAGCTTGTGCTGGGTTGGACACAGCGCCAAACAAACCAGACGCATCGGTAGCACCTTCGCCAAAAGGTGTGTCATCACCAGCGAACTGGACAGCGATCAGGTCGCAGCGGATGCCACGGCCATGCTTGTTGTCTTGCAGCCAAGGCTTGACAGCAGCGTTGACTCGGCAACCGCCGTACATCTTGCGTGCCAACTGCTGGTAGGCCATCGAGTTAGCTGGGTCGATAGGTGAGCCATCGGCTTGGATCATCTGAGGGGCGCTGTCGCGGCCAGCAGTGATGAACACAGCGCCAGCATCGGCGTAACCATCGTAGGGTTTGAATGTCTTTTTGTTGACCTTCTCACTGCCCACGCCGTAGCAGCGGGTCTTGCGGTCGTTTTGGATCATGCCCATGACAGTCTGGGCGTGCTCTTTCCACTTCTCCAGTGCCATCGCACCGTAACGCTGCATGAACTGCTGAAAGCCTGCATGGTCTTGCGGCATGATGAACTCAGCGTTGTAGCTGATGCGAGTGGCACCCGTGGCCTCGTTCACCTGCTTCTGGGGTTCTGCGAGGTGGGGGAAAGACAAACGGACATTGGACAGAAAAATGATGTCGGACATAACGATTACTCCATTGATTTACGAAAGCCACGAGGGCAGGGATTCAGCAGCGGGTGCTGCCTGAACTGCGCTAAACAGCGGCGCAGCGTTGGTGATGACAGCGGGGCGGCTGTCAGATTCAGGGGCGACGGTGAGCTTGCCAGCCATCTTGACCACATACTCTTGCTCCATGCGCTTGAGTTGGCGATCAGTCAGGGTGACCTTGGTCCCGTCCTTCTTCTCCCATGTCAGCTTCTCAGCCTTGGCGGGAGACACGAGTTTGGTTTCATAGATCGCGGTCTTGGGGATGCCCATCTTCACGAGCTTGTCGGCCATCTCGGCTTCGGGTAGCGCCCATGCACGAGAGCCACGACCATTGACCAGCTTGATTCCGGGGATGGTCTGACCAGCTTGCAGGCGGCGCAGTGCTTCGGCTTCGACACCTTCGAGCAACTGGCGCATCAGGGGAGCAGCCTCCATGATCTGGGCGATCTGGGCATCGTCCATCGTGGACGGGTCTTTGTCGGCACTTTGCTGTGCGACATCGAGTGTTTGCGTTACAACTGGCTGGAACATGATTCCCACCTCTTTCATTACGTTACTTGCCAGCGCAGAGCATGAACCCTTTGCACGGCAGAATTTACATTGACTTTCACCCGGTACGAGCGGTGCATCTGGTTTGTCAGTTGCAGCAGCTTGCGAGATGATTGTACCCATGTTTGCCAGCAGGTCATGTACCGACACATCATGCGATGTGATGGGTGCCATGCCACGCAGGGCCAGCTTGGGTTGAATGATCGTCATGCGAACAGTCTTGAACGGGTAGTCACCGTTAACGGGCAACTTGTAGCCAGCCAATACACCATAGGCATACTGTTCAAGCTGCAAGTTGCCTTCGGCGCTAACAATCCCCATACCGTCCTTGTAGTCGATCAACTCAAGGATTTCGTACCCTTGAATCTGCACGTCCACAGTGCCTGACAAATCGTCACGACCGAGCAGGTGCGCGGGGTCAACACGAGTCTCGCTGATCACTTTGGGGATCAGGAACGGTGTGGACTCCTCGGCCACGCGCTTGGCAATGTAGTCAAGGGCAGTCTGCACACGGGCTGCACGGTCAGCGTCAACGATGAACGAGCCATCATGATCAGTCAGTGATGCACCGATATAAGCAGCAGCTGGTTCAGATGAACCAATGCAACGCTCAAGCAGCGTGTGTGAGTGTGTCCCGTCCTTGGCAGCGGGGCCGCTGTCTTGCTCGGGGTACTTGGCCTCCTCTCGAATGCTACCGGGGCACAAGGCCCAACGGTTGCGCTTCGAGGGGGACAGTTGGGCGTGGGTGCTCACTTGAGTGCCTCAACACCAGCGAACAACTGACCGTAGTGCTCGGGCTTCACATCGTTGATGTTCTGGTAACCCAGACCCACCAGCACGCCTTGAATCTGTGCGCCCTTGGCAGCGCCGAGTGCCTTGTACGAGGCCATCACATAGTCAATCAGACCTTTGCCATCGGTGAACGGTGCGCCAGTGGCAACAGGTGCTGGCGCTGGGGCAGGGGCCACGAACGATGGGGGTGCTGGCATGGCAGGTGCAGCGGCCACGGGGGCTGGCGCTGCAACAGGGGCAGCTTGTACCACAGGGGTGGGTGCTGGTGCAACAGGTGCAGGTGCTGCTACATTGCTCGACTCCAGCTTGGCAGTCAGGGCGACCACAGCAGCAGTGAGGGCTTCGATTTTATTTTCCAGTGACATAAAGTTTCTCCAGATTACGGGTTACAGGGGGTTGAATTGTGAGGCGGTCTTCAACGAACGCCTCGACGATTTCACGATGCACTTCGCTCGGGGTTCCGATCTTTCGTGCTTTCTCATGAAACTTGGTGCGCGTCTTGTCTGTCACTCGGACAGTCATAAACGCAGATTTTGGTGGGTGTGTCATAAATAATTTCCTTGACCGTTGACGCAAGTGTAGCAGACTGTGATACGATTGTGCAACGGTTTTGAAAAATATTTTGAAATAAAAAAGCCCCGGTGGTTAGACCGGGGCTTCAAAAGGAGAAAAATACATGAAAGACACACTGGCAACTGCATTCACCAGCGGACACATTTTATGACAGCAATCCCCACAGTGCAAGCACACCCGGCGTCCATTGATGCCTATATCAGACACGGCTGGTCACTTGTGCCCATCCCATCAGGCACCAAAGGCCCACGCACACCCGGCTGGAACGTCAAGGCCAACGCCCTCAAGTCGCAAGCTGACTTGCCCAGTGGCTTCGGCATCGGCTTGGCCCATGCCTACTCCGGCACGATGGCCTTGGACATTGACGAGTGGGACACGACCACCGCTGCTTTGAGTGCCCACGGTATTGACCTTCAGGCGTTGTATGATGCAAACGATGCTGTCATCGTGGACTCGGGCAGGGCTGGTCACGGCAAATTGTTGTACCAGATGCCCTTCGGGCTGGCGCTGCCGTCCAAAAAGATCACCATCAACGGGGTGACAGCCTACGAGCTACGCTGCGCCACGGCCAACGGCCTCACGGTGCAAGATGTTATGCCCCCAAGCATCCACCCGGCCACGCTCCAACCCTACCGCTGGGCAGGTAAGGGCCACTGGACACGCTTACCCCCTCTGCCCCAGCCCCTGCTCGACTTGTGGCAGTTGATGCTCTCTGAGGACAACACCCGCAGCATTGGCACAGGTGATGCAGTCGATGCGTCATGGACTGACATTCGATCAGCCCTTGAGACTATCAGCCCCAACTGCTCCCGAGAGGAGTGGGTCACCGTGGGCATGGCGCTCAAGTGGGCAGGTGAGCAAACCGATCAGCTTGAGTCGGCCCTGACCCTGTGGAACGATTGGTCGATCCCCTCGGCCAAGTACCCCGGTGAGAGAGAAATAGCTACCCAGTGGGCCAGCTTCAAGAACGACAAGGCCACGGCTGTCAAGCTGGGCAGCTTGTTCCACATCGCCAAACAATACGGATGGACTCGGCCCATGCCCGACATTACCAGCATGTTCTCCGCTGTGGAGGCACCCGCCGACCCAAAATCGGTCATCGTTGACCTGCGGCCACGGCCACCGATGATGGATGTATCCCTGTGGCCTGCTGTCATTGCTCGCCGTGCCGAGGAGGTCGGTCAGACCGTGGGCTGTGATCCCCTTGTGCCCCTGTTCGCAGGTTTGGCCGCTGTCTGCGGGGTGGTCGATGCTCGCACCCGACTTGAGCTTATCAAGGACTTCAAAGTCCCCCCGGTGCTGTGGCTGATGACCATCGGTGCTCCAGCCGACAAGAAAACCCCCGGCTCTGCGCCCATGCTGGCCCCGCTCAAGCACCTCGAGCATGAGGATCGCCCACGCTTTGGCAAGGCACTGCTGGAGTGGGAGGGTCAAGAGGCCATGTATGCGTCCAGCAAAAAGGCATTCTTGGAGTTCTCAGCAAGCCCCGAGGCGATGTTGTCAGGTGACCAAGCGCCGCAGGTGTATGACCTGCCCCCGCAGCCCGTGCCCCTTCGGATCACCGTGGACGATGTGACCAGCCAGAAGCTGGTGCGCTTGGCAGCAGATCGCCCCCGTGGGCTGCTGTGCGCCTTAGACGAGATGAATAGCTGGGTGCGAAAGCTCACCGACAAGGCCAGTGGCGAGGATCGTTCGGCATGGGTCAAAGCCTATGAGTCGTCCCCATACGAGATGGATCGCGTGGGCAGCGGGTCGATTTACGCTGAGAACTTGGCCGTGAGTATCTACGGCAACATCCAGCCCCGAGTGTTCCGCGAGAACCTGCACAACCTGAGTGCTGACGGTCTGGTGCAGCGGTTTGTGCCCTGTATCCTCAACGGTGACCTGACCCGCAAGCCCGTGGAGATTCCCGACTACCTGCTGAACAAGGATCAGTGGGAGCAGACCCTGCGGATTGTGTTCGCACTGCCTGCGATGACCTACCAGTTGTCCCCCGAGGCTAAAGCCCTGTTCCAAGAGTTCCAAGACTGGTACGATGCCAAGCGTAATGACGAGCGCCTGCTTCAGTCGGACGACACCTTTATGACCGCCTTCGGTAAGGTCGAGGGGTTGACCGGGCGGCTCATGCTCATGTTCCACCTGATCGAGTCGCCCTTCAGTCTCACGGTGTCGGCAGACATTGCCCAGCGGGTCATCGAGATGGTCAAGTCCTATGTCATCCCGGCTTACCGCTACGCCCTGTCCGAGTTGTCCGGTGCGTCCAACTTCGACACATGGCTGCGGGATTACATTATCCAACACGCTGACGAGTCCACCATCACGATGGCCGAGATCAAGCGATCAGCACGCCGCCAGATCGAGAAGGTCAATGTGTGGCAGCAAGATCAGATGATCTATGGGGCGATGTACCCGCTCGAACAGGGGCGATGGGTCATGCGGATGGATGACGGGTCAAAAGAGAACCAACACCATGCCCAGTGGGCCATCAACCCCGCACTGGCCGTAGAGTTCAAAGACCACCGGAAATCCGTCATTGACGCAAAACAGCGCCAGCTTGATGAGATTTATAGGTTGTCCAAAAAAGAAAAGCCCCGGGTATACGGGGCCGAGTTGCTGGATTGAATAGGGGGCCGATGGCCCCTTTTTTATCCCCGTGCCTCTTTGCGACCCTTTTCGATCAGTTCACGGGCATAACTCTGGTCTTCGGGCCGCTCACTGGACAACATGGCCCTGAGTTTGTAGGCGATGGCCCGGGCGCTCTCGGTGCTGGTGGCGCGTTCGTATCGTGCGCCCTCGTTGACATATTCTGACTCGGTGTGATTCACTTTGATTCTCCAGTGTTGGGTGTTTTGGTGCGGGATCGCTTTGGCATGACGGGCCTGGGTGTTGGGATCAACCCTTCGAGTAGGGCAGGGGCGAGCACGGCCAGCAGGTCGAGTACTTCGAGTAGGCGAATGGCTGCGGCGTTAGGTGCGCGGGTACCCGTGCGCCATTTCCGCAAAGTGAACACGGGAACACCCAACAGGGAAGCGGCTTGGGCTTCGCTCAACTGGTGGCGATTGATAAGGGCGGCGAGTGCTGCCACGAAATCGGGGTTTTGAGGGGGGTTTTTGTCGGTCATAAGGGGTTACCTAGGGTAAGGGTCAAAAAATGCCCCTGATCGCTGATTCAGGGGCTGGGTGGTGCGAGGGGTTAACAGTCCCATGCGGCCAAAATGACAGCCACCAATGCGGCCACGATTAACGCGCTCATGCGGTCACCTCCAGTAGAGGGGCAGGGGGTATCGCTTCGCGTTGTTCCCGTGCATAGCGTTTAATCTGCTCGGGTGTCCAAGGCACGGGGCCACCGGGTGGGGGAAAAGGCCAATTGGTCATACACCCTCACTTTCGAGTTGGGCTACACGGTCGCGTAACTGGTCAACGGTGCAGGTCAAACTGTAGTTGTCGGCCTCAAGGTCGGCTATCCGGGCGAACAACTGCGCGGCCATTGGAAAGCCTTCGGTGTATGCGATGCGCTCGGCTTCGCTGGGTTGCAGAGTTAATAGGTCGATCATGGTGTTCCCCTTAAAAGTTGGCGTAAACGAAACCGGATGCAGTCTCGCCCACGATGGTGGTGTTGGATTCCAGATAGTCGCGCACAATCGCGCGGCATTGGTCTTCGTAATCGTCCGATTCAGGGTCTGCATCGTTCAAGTCGATGGAGTAGTTTCGGGCGATACCCTCAACAGTTTCTTCGGTGTAATCACAGCAAACAGAGATGACATCCAATTCGAGTTCTTCGCCTGTGGCGCTTTCGTATTCCTCAAAGTAATCGAACAACAGGCCCAGCCCCTCATAGGAAAACTGATCCTCGCGCCCACATTGGGCGAAGTGGTCGCGGAATTGGCTGGCGAGATAAATTGTGGTTTTCATGGTTTTATGCTCCGTAAATGATGAAGAAAGCCGCAAAGGGTGCGCCGATACAGAAGGCGAAGAACACCGCGCCCAAGTAATCTGACAGCGTGTAGCGGGTCTTAATGGGTTGGGGGTGCAGGTCGATGTAGGTGAGTTGGTGTTTGTTCATGGTGTTCCCCTTATTCAAAGTCAGCGTCAACGGTTGCGCCATTAAAGCGCAAGCATTCGATGATGGCTTTGGGTAGTGTGGCTACCCCGTCATAGTCAACCAACACCAGCCGGTTGCCGTCATCCTCGAACCAAAGGCCACCGCCTTCGCTACCATCTTTGCGCTCAAAGTAGCCGTAGAGCGCCACGGGGTCGATTTCGATAACGCCCGAGTTGGGCACATCTGCCCAAGGGTGCAATTTGATTGTGTAGTTGTACTCAGTCATGGTGTTCCCCTTAGTTCAAGTGACCGTAGCCGTGAATGGTGTTCATTACTTGACGCAAATCGTCTGTGGTGGGTTCGTCGTTCCAGTGCATCGCAGACTCGTAAATTTCGTGATAAGTGGATGCAAGGTAGGATTGGGCGACTTCCAACACTTCGCCAATATCGGCATCGGTCGCCCATGTTTTGCAAACATCTAATTGATCGAGCAATTCGATGCGGTCGGCATAAACGACAACTTGCAAAATGCCGTCACCGTCCGCGCAATAGGAAGTCACCCAATCATCGTGTTTGTCACCTTGCATGATTGTCCAAGTGATCTTGGAAGAGTCGATTGTTTTCAAGCGTGTCATGTTGATTTACCTTTACAAGTTACCCTGCGAATTGCAGTGATGACATTATAGACACACTTTTACCCACTGGGTCAACAACTATTTATCAACTATTTATTGACCCACTGGGTGCAGTTATCCACAGTTTATTAGTCTTATATAAGAGTTGACCCAGTGGGTAACTATCACTAGCAGTGTGGATAACTTTTTTCGAGGGGGTAGTGGCTTAGACCCCCTAAAACTCAGCCTAGGGGGTTCTGATGCGTTTTGGCGATATGTACAGAAACCCAGTGGGTTCTATTGGTTCGGTGCGTCACTTGTGACTTACAGAGGGGTAAGGGGTTTAGGGGTTTGCTTAAAAAATGTGCAAATCAGAAAAGTGTATTTCTGACCCCTCGCCCGCGCGATGTCACCACCGTACCACTCGCCCCCTTTTCCGGCTAAGTCATGACCCACGGGGTCACGGTTAAACCCACGGGGTCATGGTTGAACTGCTCAATGATATTGTGACCCATTGGGTTCAAATTGAACCATTGAGTAACAAAATGACCCACTGGGTCATGGTTAAACTAGTCAGTAATACTATGACCCACTGGGTCTAATACTAAACCAATCAGTAAACATTGTGACCCACTGGGTTATGTGATGCGCGGGTGCAGGGTGTCGCGGGCGCCGAGGGGGAGGGGGTAGGGCCGACGGCCCAAGGGTCACAGCAGCGGAGGCCCCGCGAACAATTTTTTATTTTTTTTAGAACCCGAGACACCACAGACCCAGCGGGTTCAACATCTCCCCTGTTGACACGAAGCGCAACAAGTGTGCTACCCTATAGGCACTATGGACACCTCGAACGATCAATCCGTAGGCGCAGATGTCACACTGCTACCAGACTGGCTGGACCCCGCGCCTCCTAAACCCTCACCAGAGGGCAAAGCACTCGTACTCGTACAGTATGAGCAGGTCTTCATGCGAGCCATCGACTCGATTGCCCACGGCATGTCCTTGTCCCAAGTGCTACGGGACGATCAGCGGGACATCGACTACAACGACTTTTACCGGTGGATCAAGAAAGACCCACAGAGAAAGCAGTTGTTCGACGAAGCCCAAGAGATGCGTACGGAGTTTATGGCTGGGGAGATCATCGAGATTGCCGATGCCGATGACTCGCTGGAGGACGTCAACCGCTCCAAGCTCAAGATCGACACTCGTAAGTGGCTCATGGGCGCACACAATCGTAAGAAGTACGGCGCCACGACGAATATTGAAGTGACCGGTGGGATCAGCATCACCGATGCCCTAAGTGCTGCTCGCGCTCGTATCGTCGAGGCCGAGGTGATTGATGTGGAGGTGAAGAATGATGCGTAAATTGTTTACCTCGTTTTGGTTTAGTTATCACCTTTGCCGGTATCAGTGGTATCGCCGTTGGCACGGTGGGCGTTGGGAATATCACTTCATCGACATTTGCGGATCGCACATGTGGCTCAACATGCACCCTGACCGGAAATGGCCCGAATACCGACAACCTTGCTCGGTAGGAGCACCCATCGTTGAGGACTACTGATGCAGAAGCCCATTTACTCCCCGGAGGAGGAACAAACGCTGATGACTCAGTTGTGGAGTCCTCAGATTGCAGACAACCCTGAGACGTTTGTCCTGTTTGCGTTCCCGTGGGGGCAGAAGAACACCCCACTCGAACACTTCAAAGGACCACGCGCATGGCAGAGGAGAGCACTGCGTAAGATTGCCGATCACATCAAAGAGAACCGGGGCAAGCTGGACATGGACGCCCTCAGGCGCTCGGTAAGCTCGGGCCGTGGTATTGGTAAGTCTGCACTCGTTAGCTGGCTGATCCTGTGGATGCTCAGTACCCGCATAGGCTCGTCTGTCATTGTGTCGGCTAACAGCGAGAACCAGTTGAGAACGGTGACATGGGGTGAGTTGACTAAGTGGGCCACGATGGCGATCAACTCGCACTGGTGGGAACCATCGGCCACCAAGCTCGTGCCTGCTCAGTGGTTGACCGAGTTGGTCGAGCGTGACCTCAAGAAGGGCACCCGGTACTGGGCTGCTGAAGGTAAGCTCTGGTCCGAGGAGAACCCCGACTCGTATGCCGGTGTTCACAACCACGACGGCATGATGGTTATCTTTGACGAGGCCAGCGGTATCCCTGATGGCATCTGGTCAGTGGCTGCTGGCTTCTTTACGGAGAAGATTCTCGACAGGTACTGGTTCGCGTTTTCCAACCCACGGCGTAACACCGGGTACTTCTTCGAGACATTCCACGGTAAACGGGACTTCTGGGACGGGGAGATTATCGACGCCCGGACAGTCGAGGGCACCGACAAGGCCGTGTACGACCAGATCATCGCTGAGTACGGCGAAGACTCTATACAGGCCCGTGTCGAGGTGTATGGCGAGTTCCCCGCTGCGGGTGAAGACCAGTTTATCTCTCCCGTGGTGGTCGAGGATGCGTTCAAACGGCCACTGCACAAGGACATGACCGCACCCATCGTGATCGGCGTGGACCCGGCCCGTGGTGGCATGGACAGCACCGTGATCTTGGTGCGCCAAGGGCGTGACATCGTGTCTATCAAACGGCTAAAGGGCGAGGACACCATGAGCGTGGTGGGTCACGTGATTGATGCCATCGAGGAGTTCAAGCCCGTTCTGACCGTGATCGACGAGGGTGGCCTTGGATACGGCATCCTTGACAGACTCACCGAGCAGCGTTACAAAGTGCGCGGGGTGAACTTCGCTTGGAAAGCGAAAAACCCGATCATGTGGGGTAACAAGCGAGCAGAGATGTGGGGCGCCATGCGCGACTGGCTCAAAACAGCCAGCATTCCCGCTGACAGGCAGCTTAAAAACGACCTGATTGGCCCCATGAAGAAGCCCAACTCGGCAGGCACCATCTTTTTAGAGGGGAAAAAGGAAATGAAGGCTCGTGGACTGGCCTCTCCCGATGCAGCCGATGCGCTGGCCGTGACGTTTGCGTTCCCCGTGGCAAGCCGTGGGGAGTACAATTCTCGTAACACAACGCGCACGAGCAGCATGAGTCGTGCCGTATCAACTGGATGGATGGGGTCTTGACTATGGCTACAAAGAAAAGCGTTTCACTGTCGGTCGGTCGTGGCGAGAAGCTGCCGGTGTCCAAGGGTGCAGGCTTGACAGCCAAGGGCCGCGAGAAGTACAACCGCGAGACTGGCTCGAACTTGAAGGCACCTGCCCCTAACCCCAA